GCTGTTAAAGTTGTAGCAGAAGTAAATCCTACTGCTGAAGCTGTAATCCTTGCTCCACTTGTAGTGTTAACTGCTTCAACAAGAGGAATAGATACAAAACCTGTTCCTGTAATTGTAATAATTGTAGACGTATTGTCGATCGTTGCTGGACTAATAGAAGTAAATGTTGGAGCGGGATCTCCTACATCAATACTACCTGAAGCTCCTAAAGCAACTGTAACAGAATTATATGTGACAGCATCGTTGACTAAAGTTGAGTTTGCAAGAGGCAATAGTTTATTATTACTAATGCTACCTGCTAATTTATCATTAGTTACTATTCCATCTGCAATATCATTAGCTGTTAAAGCTTGATTCGCAGGCCTGTTGCCTATGTATGCCATATTTATCCTTAACTACTAATATCATCTACTATACTAATATATACATCAATTGATGAAGCGGTATCGCTTTGAACAAATAATCTGTCTCCATTTTGCATAACAAATTTAGCGCCACCATCTAAAACTTGTAGAGATGATCCTGTTGGGATTGGAGCTGTAGTTATTATAGAGATGTTGTTTGTTCCATCATTGATATAAGCTGTAGCATTAATAGCTGTTCCTAGTACATTAGATAAAGATATACCTACCACGCAATCAAAACCATTTGACTGAAATACTTCAGTCGCTACAGTTCCAACTTGGTTTAATGTATGTCTTCTAAAATTTTGTGCCATAATTTATCCTTTACTTATAATGCAATTGCCATAGCAACTGCAAATCCTTCCGATGCTTTATCATTAACTGTCCACTCGGGAGCGGTTGCTCCTGCGTTGACAACTAATATTTGGCCAGCTGATCCTAATGCTAGTCTCGCTGGTGCGTTGGCAGCAGATGCATATAATACGTCTCCTGTTGTTGTTAATGTCATGTCTGGAGTTTTAACTGCAGGTAGAGTACAGAAAACATCTTTTGTTCCTGTATTAAAAGTAACTGCTGTACCACCATCTGAAGAAGTGATTACAGTTGTTCTTGTTAACTCATTACCACCTGCATTAAGAGTTCCTAAACCTACTTCCCATTCATTAGTACCTTGATTATGAATAGTGTAATAAGTTGTATTACTTCCTTGAATGCCTGTTGCAAAAGTTATGAAACCAATTGCAGCACCGGCAAGTGTCATTGCACCTGTACCAGTACTTGTACTAGTTTCTTTTACTCTATCATTTAAAACTAAAGCCATTATTTAAAATCCTATGATGATGTTAAACTTAAAATTGCATTAGCGGGCACAGCAGTACTAGGAAACGCAATAGTAAAATCACCATTGGTTGCCGTTTTTGTTCCACCAAAATCTAAAGCTACAACTATTTTATTTCCGTTAGTTGTATTATAGATTGCCGCAAAAGCTGCTCCAAAAGTTGCAGCACCTGTTGTTGCTGCTCCCCAAGTTAAATTATCAAAATCAATTGTTGTTGTTGCTGTTGATGAATCTACTACTTGGTTTTGTAATTGTTTTCCACCAGCTGTATAGTTAGAACCACCAGCTCCAGATACTTCTGAAGTTGTAACATAAACTGTACTTGCTGTTGTGAATGGATTAGCCGTATATAACGCTAGAAAAAAAGTATTACCCCCTGCACTGAAATTGTGAGTTCCAGACATGAGTTCTCCTTTAAAAGCGAAAGGTACTATATTTGCCATTTATTTTCTCCTTTGTGTTAACTTGTTCCTCGTCTATTGCCGTAAGCTGATGGAGATTCTGATACTAGTTGAGTACGAATTTCTCCATCGCTATCTTCGTCTCTACGTCTTCGGCCTTGTTGTTCAACCGCGTACGTCATTAAAGCTTTTTCATATGCTTGGTTGTAGTATTGTAACATATCTGTCGGACCTTTCAAGTAAGCATATGTATTTACTAAACATTTATATAGAAGCACATCTTGATATTTATTAGAAACATAAGTCCCAGTTGTGCTAGTATTATTGACCGTACTAGTTAAACTAGTTGGTTCTTTGTTATAAGCCAAAACTACTCCATAATTAGCATTTGGTGTAGGAGCTATAACCCAAGTTGTAGCATCCCAGTTTCCATAATACTTAGGTAAATCTGTTGAAGAAATATTAGGTGTAGAATAATATTCAGCCATAAAACTAGTATCTCTAGGTTCTAAATATACTTGTTTTCCTGCACCATCTGTTACTTGAACATATCTTATAAATCTTAAATCTGAAGGTATACTAACATATCTATTATTAGCTGTTAAATTTGATGTAGCGTAAAATCTTTCTTCATCAGAATCTGCAGATCTGTAAATATCATTCTCTGCATTTTTAATTAAATTATTTAAAATAGCATCGGTTAAAACATTAGCACCAACTTCTGTGTATGATCTTATATCTGCTTGTAAATTTGCTAAAGTGTATGCCATATTATAATGCCTCCAATGTTACTGGTCCTGCTGAACAACTTTGTCCTCCACCTTTTATACCAGAAGTTACACCATTGTCATTACTTTGAAAATAAAAATAATTAATAGGATTTGTTAATGGGTCAGTAGTAGTTGCTCCTGTAACAAAACCTGCATTATCTATTTTTCCTAATTGAATTGTAAAACCAGCTGCTGAACCTATATCAGTTACTCCAGAAATAGTTGGAATGTTTGCAAAAGATTGTAAATTTGGAGCATCGGGTCCACCTGTTCCAGGTGCTGTAACTTGAGGAAAACCTCTTAATCTTACAATAGAATTTGCTTTTCTTTGATGATCAAGCGAATAAACATTTACGTATGTAATAAAAGGATTAAATGAAACAATAACTTCAAAAGGATTGTTTTCTAATAAAATTAAACCAGCTGTTGAAGCTCTTTGAACTCTAGGATTTAATAAAGCTTGTGCATCTCCAGCCACAAATTGTGGATCAAGTTGAGGTTGTTTAGCTTCATATTCTGAATAATGAACTAATGAACCATTCCATTCTCTAACCATTTCTAAATAAGGAAATCTTAATCCAGATCTATCTGAAATAGCTACTGCATTTCTACCTGTTGCGTATACTCCCATTATACTCCATCTCCATAAAATGTCATTGGTGAAATATAAGATGATGTACCTTGACTATCTTCTTTAAGTGCTCTAGCCAATTCATCTTCATATAATAATCTTAATGATTCTGTTCTGTCTGGAGAATATTTAATACTTAAATAATAAGCTAAACCTGAAATCATACATGGATAAAATCTATAAACTACATCTGCTGTATTTGTGTATGCTCCTACATCTTGTAGTCTAGCTAAATAAAAAAAACATAACTGAAAATTTGTTGGTGTCCCTGCACTTGAAAAACTTGCACTTGGTGTAGTATAAACAGTTACTGTTGGTGCAACTAATCTATCTACATAGTATTGAGAAGGTGTACCTTGTACTGCTTTATTTGGTATTGCAGCAAATTGAGATCTATCTATTTTAGTTAAAGATACATCTGCAGAAGTACCACTTGAATTATTTCTAATCCATGCTTCTAATACATCACTAATATCTGCTGGATATCCTGTACTACCTGCTGCTGTACTATAAGTTGCTTGAGCTTGAACTAAATTAACAGCTGCTTGTTTAATTGACCAAAGTTGAAGACCTCTATTAGCCCATTCAGAAAATAAAATATTTAATGAACGTCTGGCACTTTTTAATTGATAACCAGTTCTGGTTCCACGCATGCCTGTTCTTTCATACGCTTCTTCTATAATGTCATCAATCGGTGGATTGAATGCTATTGTTCCAGAAGTTGTCATATATAAACCTTATCCGCCAGTAATAGTTACTGTAGCGCTTCCTGCTGCGCCTGCTAAATTATATACAATTCCGTTTGTAAATAAAATTCCAGAACCAGGTACATAAACTTCTAAACCTTCTTCTCCAAAATTATATGTTGCTACTAAATTACCTGCTCCAGCTGCTCCTGCAGTTGCTGCATTATATAATTCTAATGTAGAACTTGCTATTCCTTTTGCTTGAATAGAAGTAATTCTAGCTCTACCTGCTCTTGCTAAAGTATCAGCTCCAATTACAGCCATGGTTAAGGTTGTTTGGTCGCTTGAAAATGATCCGCCGCCCATAATATTTTCTCCTGTTAAATTGTGTGTGGGCCGAAGCCCACACTTAATTAATAAAATTTAATTACTACGCAGTAATATTAATATTTTGTGCGTACATAATAGTAAATGTTCCAGCGCCTGTTGATGCATCATTGTTAGCTCCATTATAAATGAAAGCTATTTGAACATCAGTTGCTCCAACATCTAACCAATTTGCACAAAGTCCTGCTGCTCCTAATGCAAAAGAACCTGTTGCGTTAATATCAAAATCATTAACATAAAGATCAGAGTTACCTACAACTCCAATATCAAGTAAATCAGCACCTGTATCATTAAATGCTGTTTCAACATTAATTTTAATATCTAT